AACCTCCTACTCTCTCCTGTAGAGGAGATAGTAAGAGATCTACTCCGTGTGCGCTTCTCCCGTACAGATTTCCTAAGAAATCACGGTTTAGGAGCAATGAAAGCTCTCAAACATGAGGGACCGTCATGGTCCCTTGACTTGAAGTCTTTCACTGACCGGTTCCCCGTAGAACTCCAACAATTAGTTGTTGAAAGGGTTCTAGGAAGGAACTTGGGACAGCACTGACGTGTACTCTTATGCAATCGCGACTTTTGGTGCGAAGAGCTTCAGAGATACGTTCGGTACGGAGTAGGGCAACCCATGGGATCTAAATCATCCTTCGCGGTCGCTTCTCTGACACACCATCTTTTCATCCACTTTATCTTTAGTAAGATCCCTAAGGATCTGACAAAAGGAGTGAACATAGCAGATTGCTATGTTCTGGTCGGCGATGATGTCGTATTCTTCTTTCAACCTCTATATGAGGAAGCTAAGAAGTTTTATGACCTCATCGGAGTGGGTCTTGCTTTGAATAAAAGCAAGATCCCCGTTGAGCAGGACTATTTTGTAGAGTTCTGCTCACGTACCGGAGTGAATGGAGAAGATGTGTCCAGAATACCTCCAGGTCTAGTAAGAAACGCGGCAAATAATTGACGCGACATACCAGCTCTCATCCTGTTTTGCAGGACAAGGGGAGTTGAGATTCGCAAGGACCTACTAGGAGCACTTCCCCTTCTTAACTCAAAAGTTAAAGTCAAGGAAGGAAGTGACCCCGAGCGGTCCCCATCCTACCTAACTCTCCTTCAACATTCTATGCGTTTTCCTCTCCTAGGAGAGCAATCTATAGACTACTGGAAGGGGGATGAAGTTCCACCACTCCCTGAAGGTGTTGAGGAATGGCACGTTATTGAAATAAGCAGAACAATTCTGCTAATCAAGGCGGCCAGGAGAGTCGTTCAGAATTTCTTCAGACTGAACGAGAAGATGGGTATCTCATCCAAGGTATTGATGGAGGCTAGCCTCCACCAATCCCTCCAGGGTCCGGATCCTAAGATCTGGGCCATGGATTCCGAAGTCTGGAAGTTAGCTTCTAACGTATATAAGAAGGAAGGCTGGAACTTTGGGTTTCCACACCCAGCATCCATGATGGCGGCTTATTGAGCCACCATACAGATGCATGAGAGATTAACGTTAGACAGCCAGGTCTTATCCGAAGACTTGACCCTACCGGGTGCTTATGAAGACCCAGCAGGTGCTTTCTCTAACGTTTTGAAGATACTCGGTCGTAAGATCGGTTTCTTCAACCCTCATGAGGCTGATGACTTTGTCATAACAGCAGGAAACCAAGGTAAGGATTTTCTCCGAACCCAGGTATCCACTTTCTCCAAGGTAGTCTCGGTTATTAGTAAACGGGACTTACCCGCCCTAGTCCGCGATGGACTAGAACTGGATGTGGAAGGGTACAAAGCCAGACTAAACTGGCCTACATACGATTCCCCCCAGACTCTTGTCTTCCCGAATCTCCTTAGGGAGCTCACGCCTTTAGAGCCCCTCAAGAAGAAGAAGGTAAAGGGAAACCAATTCGTTCCTTCACTTGAAGATAAAGTGGAGTTGACAAAAAGGATCCTGGACTTTATGTCCTTTATGGACGGGTCCATCTTTGGATACAAGAA